GCAACTAATAGACCCAAGCAAATTCACAGAGACAGTTGGCCTTTTAAGGTCATTTTTTTTGGAAAAAGGATTTCTTGAAGTACACACACAAAACAGATTAAGCATACTAGCCGCATGTGAAGATCCATTCAATGTAGCAACATACAATTATGCAGGCCAAGTATGGCCACTACCGCAAACCGGCCAAATGTGGTTGGAACATGAATTACTAAGTCAGCCCTCAGCAAAGGGCTTTTTTTGTGTCTCCACATCCTACAGACAAGAACCAAATGCAATACCAGGTAGACACGATATAATATTTCCAATGTTTGAATTTGAAATGCCAGGCAACATAGATGATCTCAAAGCAATGGAACTTGAACTAGTAGACTACTTAGGCTTTGAAAAGCCACTTGAAAAAACTTATGCAGATTGGCAACACTGGTACGGAGTAGAAGGTGAACTAGAAGCAGAACACGAAACCAAAATGTTTAATGAATTTAATACTGCAATGATAACAGACTTTCCAGAGTTTACATCACCTTTTTGGAACATGTCACGTAACACAGATGGTACTAGTAAAAAGATAGATGTAATATTGGGCGGTATGGAAACAATAGGTTCAGCGGAACGTAGCATAGACATAGATCAAATGAGAGATACATTTCACACAATCACAGATGGTGCATACAGTAACCTACTGTACGAATTGTTCAGCAAGGATCGTGTTGAAGCAGAACTAGAAGAATTTTTAAAGTTTGACTTCTTTCCAAGAACAGGTGGCGGAATAGGTATGACACGTATGATTGCCGCACTGGATAAGTAGGCATATTCTGGGGTGGTGAAATTGGTAAACACGTACGGCTGTTAACCGTATGGTTGAGTGTACTGCAATATATTTAACCTTGTAGGTTCGACTCCTACCCCCAGAGCCAATTTTTAAGTTGCGTAGATCTCCAATACTGTGTCAATTATTGGATGTCTCTGTATGTCTCGATTGTTCAAATAACAAACACTAAGTCCATCACGCTGTGTTTCAAGTCGTTTGCATAGGTCAATAAGTCCGTTGTTATTAACGGTTCTGTCGGTTTGTTCAACATCTCCTGTAATTACTATTTTACTATTCTCACCTATACGTGTCATAAGCATTTTCATCTGACTTGGTGTTGCATTTTGCATTTCATCTGCTATAATCCAGGCATCTTTGAATGTGCGTCCTCGCATAAAAGCCAATGGTGATATTTCAATAATTTGCTCTTGTATCATACGTGCAACTTCTTTTGAATTATAGAATTCGCGTAATACGTCAAATAGCGGGCGTGTCCAGGGCTCCATTTTACTATTCAAATCACCAGGCAGAAAGCCATGTTTTTCGTCATCAACACCTACTGCAGGACGAGTAAGTACAAGCCGTTCGCATTCACCATTTCTAAATGCTTTTATAGCCGCTAACATTGCAAGATATGTTTTACCCGTGCCCGCAGGTCCCGTTGCCACAGTTATACTCGTGTGTGGATCTAGTAGGCTTTGTATAAGTTTTATTTGATTGTGTGACTTCGGATGAAGTTCAATGTGTTTGCGTTTTAGTGCTTGGTTAAAATTTATTGTGTTGTCTTGTTGTAGTTGTCTTTGGTATTTTGCTTTACGTTTAGCTCGAGACATTGTATCTCCTAAGGTTAAGTGTTGTTCGCTACCCACACTAATATTTAAAACAAAAATAGATAAGTTATACTGTGTGTAAAGTTTGCACACAGTTCACTAAATAGATTAGTGGCCACAATGGCAAATTGGGCTAAATACTGTTAACGTAAAACAAAAGGCCACAGATGTCACTAGAAAATTCAGAAATGTTCAAAGACGGTTCCGACTATTGGATGGTTGCAGACAATATCAAAGGAATATATATGAGTGACGGTAGTATGCAAGTACTGCTTGACTTTGAACGTGTATTAAACGAACTAGATATTTTTGCATTTCGCAATTGGGAACTAGGTGAACTTGTTGCTGGGCCAGAACAAGGCCCTTACAAAACAAGTTGTACATTTTTATGGCCTGTGCAATTAATGCCGGACCCAAGAGGAGCAATGCGTTTGTTACCGTTTGATTGTGAAGTTAAATGGAAAAAAACAAAAATGAAAGTACCAATTAAAGTAAAAAATCCAAGTGATTTCAAACCAGGTACTAAAGTTGCAAGATTGGTGGAGAAACAAATTTGGCTTGTGGAAATTATTATGCCAAAAAGTTTAATGACTGATATACGTACTGGTTCAATTGAGCTAGAAGATGAAACAGTTGACTTACAAGATCTAGATGATGCAAACAATGCTGATTTAGATGAACAGCAAAATCTTAACCAAGACGCACAAGCAGAAATGGATGCAAATATCGATGTCCAAGTTTAATTTAACAGAAGGCTTAGGCTACAAAGACCTAGCAGGTATGCTGAAAAGCACAGTCTACATTGATGACTTTGCATCTAAGATGGGCGATGACGATGAGATAGTTGTCGCAAGTTTCTATGTACGAGATCGGCAGGCTGCAACTGATTTAGTGAACTGGTTTGAAAAAGGCTATGACTTTGTTTTAGATGCTGATATGTCACCAGGCGAAGTAAAGCCAAATAGATATCTAGTATATGTTGAACTAAAACGCAGAAACTACACAGGTGATAACATCGCCGCACTTTTAGATGATTTTAACACACTTACAGAGTATGAAGGTGATGGATGGACTATGGGCTATAGAGGTAAAGAAATGCCTTTTACTGTAGAAACATTTAACATGCAAGTACCTACCTCTCCAAAAACATATAGAGAACGTGAACAGTTTGAACTCAATGAAATGAGAACTGCAGCCGGTCTGCCAACTAAAGCTATATATAACAAAGGCAAAAAAGACAAGGCCTTAGAAAAGTTTTTGTTAAACGCAGGAATCTAAATGTCCTATAAAAAAGTTATTGCTTTTGGTGACAGCTTCACGCGAGGTGATGAGCTGACCGATTGCCCTGCAGTATCAAGTGATAATCCATTTCCTCATAGCAAACAAACGTGGCCGGCAATTCTTGCAAAAACATTGAGAATTGAATACGACTGCCGTGCAACAGGCGGACGCGGTAATCAATATATAAGCAACCAGGTAAATCGTCATATTGAATTTGAAAAACCTTATCTTTTTATTGTAAACTGGACATACTTTGGAAGATTTGATTTTATTGACCACAATGATCGATGGAGCACAATATGTCCAGGATCTGAAGATAAAATAGGCAAAGATTATTACAGAAACTTTGATAATGATATATGGAATTTGCATCGTAATTTACAAATAATGCATTCTGTTTTGTCTTTACTCGAAGCAAACAAAATAGACTTTATCTTCACATGCCATGATCCAGCTTTTAAACACACAATAGATACTTTAAGGCACAATTGCCCGGAAGCTGCACGAAATCATTGGCACAAGTCAATCCAAATTTTAAGTAACTTAGTTGTTCCAAAAATAATTGAGTTTGAAGGACTAACGTTTACAGATTGGTCTGTAAAACATAGTTATCCGATAGGATCAGGACAACATCCATTGGAAAAAGCACATGCAGAGGCCGCTAAGTACATAAATATGCAGATAGCAGAAGGAAATATAAATGGATATAGATAAACTTAGAGAAGAGATCGCATATGACGAAGGCTCAGTTAATAAAATATACCTCGACCATCTCGGGTTGCCTACTTTTGGTATTGGTCATCTGGTTATTGATACTGATCCAGAACATGGACAACCGGTTGGTACACCTGTCTCAGAAGATAGATGCAATTCCGCCTTCGACGAAGACGTTAAAACAGTGCTTAACGACTGCACAATACTATATGACGACTTCGATGATTTGCCAGAAGAAGCTCAAAGAATAATTGCAAACATGATGTTCAACATGGGCAGACCAAGACTAAGCAAATTTAAAGGAATGAAGCGTGGAGTAGATGCACGTGATTGGAATTCTGCGGCAGATGAAATGGTTGATTCTAACTGGTATAGACAAGTAACTAAACGAGCTGATAGGTTGGTTGCACGTATGAGAGCAATTCAAATAGATGATTAGTGGTTCTTAACTTTGACACAGACCGACTAATAGTTTTACATTTTCCACGTAATGGTGGTGGAAAGTTTATCAGTTTATGCCTTGCTCTTGATAAAAATATGCTTCACCAAGATAGGCGTGCCGCAGTTAGAAAAATGAATGGTAAAAGCACTAAACAAGAAGCATTTGAGTTTAGTTGTAGTGTTATCGACCAGAATAGTGATGTGCATAAAGAACTAGGGTGTTGGCCATTTGCAGGATTTGATGCAAGTGTATCACCAGATGAACAAACTGCTAAAGCAAATGATCTATGGAGTGCAGTTTCGAGACAACATTGGTACTTTTTTATGGTAAAACATCCACAAGATTATAATTTTGATCATTACCCTAATGCACATCATATTGCTTTTAAAAATTATTTATGGATATTAAAAGATAGAAATAGTATGGATAGCCAGCAAACCAAACATACTGGAAATATTGAATTTGATCAAGAAAGTATTCTGGACAAAAGTATGTTTAAAAACGAAATACATAAGTTATATAGATACTTTAAATTAGAAGATCCAGACTGGAATAATATTGAGCATTTACGCAGATTGTGGTTAAATAACTATAAGAAAGGGTTTGTAAATGGTTAGGATATATGCACTGATAATTATATTAGCAATACTTGGTAGTTGCGGATATGGCGTGTATCTGTACTATAAAGATACACAACAACGTATTGCAACATTGAGAGAAAACACAGTCAAACTAGAAACCAGTAACAAAAGCCTTACTGCACAAATAGAGGCTATGAAACAAAATGCAGAGAAACAAGCAAAGTTATCAAAGGAACTGCAGGATAACTTGGAAAAAGCCCGTAAAGCAAACACAGTAATAAAAGATTTGTTGGCCAAAACTGATTTGGTAAAAAATAGTCTAGCAGATCCACTAGCATCAGAGAAAAGAATAAATGAAGAAATTGATACCTTTTTTGGTTCTATCGAGTCTGCTACTAAGTAGTTGCTCTTTAATACCTGAGAAAGAAATTGTTACAAAAGTTGAAATATACAAGCCCACAATTGACATTGTAGAAAGGCCCAAGCAACTTACTCTGAAAGATGCTAATATAGTTGTCATCACAGAAAAGAATATCAAAGAAGTGATCGAACGTGTTAAAAATGCACAAGGAAGTTTTGTTGTATATGCTCTAGACCCAAAAAGTTTTGAAGCACTTGCAATCAACATGGAACAGATCAAGTTGTATATTGAATCCCAAAATAAAATTATTCTGTATTACGAAAAATCTGTAGCAGAAGAGCTTGACAAAACCACAAAAAAATAGTATAATAAACTATGAATAATCCATATAGCACATTAGGTGTTCCGCGTAATGCAGACGCCAATACTATCAAACGAGCTTATAAGGAAAAAGCAAAAGAGCATCATCCTGACCGTGGCGGTGATACAAACAAATTTGCAGAGATCAGTAATGCATATGATATACTAAAAGACCCAAACAAACGTGCTTACTTTGATCAAACAGGAAGTACAAATCAACAACAAGGATTTAATCAACCAAGAAGTCCGTTTGGTTTTGAAGATATTTTTAGTCAAGTTTTTAAGCAACAACAACAACGTCCACCAGAAGCCAGAATAAGCATGGTAATAGAACTAGCAGAATCTGTACGTGGTGGTAAGCATATTATAGGAGTGCAGACACATCTTGGACAAAGCAATGTAGAAATTAATATTCCTAAGGGTGTGATACATGGAGAAAACATACGTTATCCAAAGGCTGCGCCTGGTGGACTTGACCTAATTGTAAGTTTTAGGATAAGAAGCAACCCGCAATGGCAACGCAACGGGATGGATATGCATACTGAAATTCAAGTTGATTTCTGGACGTTGATAATCGGCGGCGACGTAACTGTTATTGATGTTCTTGGAAAAAAATATGATTTACGTATACCTCCGCGTACCAATCCTGGATCTGTGATGAGACTAGGACAGTGCGGAGTGTTTAGAGATAGACACAATCCTGGAGACATATTTGTTAAACTTGTAGCAACACTTCCAAACCACATACCTGATGAAGTTATTGAGACCATTAGAAAGTACAAAATAAATACTAACAACTAAGGAATAACATGCAGAACAATCCTGAAATTGAACATATACTACAACAAGCTCAAAAAATTGCAGTCAGCAAGAAACATGAGTATATCACTTTAGAACATATCACATTGGCATTGGTCCGACATCCTCGCTTTTGGAAATGCATTGAGCAGTTTGGTGTTTCCCCACAAGCAATCGAACAAGATCTTGAAATATATCTTGATAGCCAGGCTATTTTAACTTCAAATAAAACAAATAAAAAAGAGCCAAAGAAAACTAATGCCTTGGAAAGAGTGTTTAATCGAGCTCTTACACAGGTTATGTTCGGCGGCAGACGCACAATGGCAACTATAGATGTATGGCTTGCCATAATGGCAGAGAATAATAGTCATGCAGTATATTTTATGCAAAAGCATGGTGTAACCAAGCAGGAATTTGTGATGCACTGGCAACAGTCATACGAATCCAAAAACCATGCTTCAGGTATGAGTATCGAGCAAGCCAACGAGATACTCGACGAACATTGTATTAATATCAGTCAGTTGGCCAAAGAAGACAAACTTGAACCAGTAATCGGCAGAGAAACAGAATTAGAAGAGATTGTCACTGTTCTTGCAAAACGTTTCAAGAGTAATGTTTTAATGGTAGGCGATCCCGGAGTCGGCAAAACTGCAATAGCAGAAGGCTTAGCAACTCGTATTCAATCTAACGACGTACCAAAATTTATTCAAAACTATGAAGTTTGGGGTTTAGAAATCGGCAGTTTATTAGCAGGGTCAAAGTACCGAGGCGAGTTTGAAGAAAAATTAAAAGACGTTATTTCTGCATTAGAAGCAAAGAAAAATTGTATCTTGTTTATAGATGAAGCACACACAATGAAAGGTGCTGGGGCGTCGGGAAGTAGCAGTTTAGACTTTGCGAATATGATAAAGCCAGCAATCACAAAAGGCAACTTAAAAGTAATTGCTAGTACTACCTGGGAAGAGTTTTACGATAGTTTTGAAAAAGATCGTGCCTTAATGCGTAGATTCTACAGGGTGAGCATTGACGAGCCAGATAAATCTACAACAGTAAAGATATTACAGGGCCTAAAACCACGTTTGGAAAAGTTTCATAATGTACAGATTGCTGATTTGGCAATAATTAAAGCAGTCGATCTTGCTACACGGTATATGAGTGATAAGAAAAATCCAGATAAAAGCATTGACTTAATAGATGCAGCTTGTGCAGTTGAGCGTGTAAAAGATAAACAAGGACTAGTAGTAGATGCAGAACTAGTTGATGTACAGGTTGCTCGTATTGCAAATATTCCTGAGACAAAAGTCAGCAGTGATGTAAGTGATAAAGTAAAGGATCTTGATAGCAATATTAAAGATAAACTTTTTGGACAAGACCATATTGTAGACGAAGTACTAGAAAGACTTTACGTAAACTATGCCGGTATAAGCACTCCTAACCGTCCAATGGGAGCATTTTTATTTTTAGGCCCTACTGGCACAGGCAAAACTGAATTTGCAAAGTTATTAAGCACTAATTTAGATATGCATCTGTTAAGATATGATATGAGTGAGTATCAGGATAAACATACAGTCAGCAGTTTATTAGGCGCACCTCCGGGATTTGTAGGTTACGATGATTCAAACTTAGGTGGCGGAAAACTTATTTCAGACGTATCAAAACATCCATACAGTGTTTTATTATTTGATGAAGTAGAAAAAGCACATCCAGATGTTAGCAACATATTTTTACAGATGATGGATGAAGGCACTGTAACTGGCTCAAACGGCAAGATAGTTGATGTAAAAAACTGTGTAATAATACTTACATCTAACTTAGGTGCCAGAGATAATGAAAATAATAGCATTGGTTTTGGTCAAGAACTTACTAAAACAGGAAGTGAAGATAAAGCAGTTAAGGATTTTTTCAAACCAGAGCTTAGAAATCGACTCGACCTTACTGTAAAGTTTCAAAAATTGGAACCAATTGCAATTAAAAAAATTGTTGCAAAATTTATTGGTGAACTAAGAAATAGCCTACGTAGCAAAAACATTAATATTATTGTTACAGAACCATTGGTAGATCATTTAGTTGAGGTAGGATATGATCCAAAAATGGGAGCAAGACCATTGGGACGTAAAATTGACGAACTAATAAAGGTTCCATTGAGCAAAAAAATATTATTTGAAAAATTAGAAAACTGTCACCTTACTGCTGATTTGTTTATTAAAGGCAAAAAACGCAGAGTAAGTTTTACATCACAACCAAAGCCAATGCACAATGGCGGCGATGTTGATGAAAACGGTATTGTAGTTGTAAACGAGACAACACTAGAAAGCGATAAATAACAGCATGGCAAAGATAAACACAACATCAATTACAATAACACTTAGCGAACTAGTACGTGATGATGCTCCTGCAAGAGACATACTTACTGCTGACACAATTTCACAGTTAGAAGCAGTAATTACGCAACTAGCAACTGAAGGCGGAAGTGCGAACGTTCTTGTTGAACTAACAAAAGCAGAGTAACATGAAGTCAAGCAGTCTTGTACTAATACCTGAGACCACACATACCATTGGAACCGCCAGTGAAATTGTTGGTACTCGTCAAAAAGCTGTAGGCTATTATAAAGGGCAGGGCAACGGACAAAATATACGTTTTCAATGTAATGACTTTCCTGGTAATGTATATCTCTACGCCAGTTTAGATACCGATCCAAAAACATCTGATGAAACCGGAGAGATTCCGTATTTGCTAGCCACCGATTGGTTTCAAGTATTTGAATTTCCAGCAGACAGTTCAGATGGATCAACTCTTATAACTGCTGATACAACTTTTACAGTGTATGGAAAATACACATGGATTCGAGCAGTTGTAACAACATTTACAGAGGGCGTAATTGGCCCAATAACTATGAGCTACTAGGAAAGACAAATGGCATTAAAAAAGTTAGTAATTATACCCGGAGGCTTTCATCCGTTTCACGCAGGACACAAAGCATTATATGATGCCGCCGTTGCACAGTTTCCTAAAGCAGATGTATTCATTGCCGCAACAGATGATAAAAGCAACAGACCATTTCCTTTTAAATTAAAGAAAACACTTGCTGGCATAGCAGGCATACCAGCACACAGATTTGTACAAGTTAAATCACCATTCCAACCAAAAGAAATTACCGGCTTATATAATCCTGACGAAACACAATTAATTTTTGTACGTAGTGACAAAGACTCTGGTGTAACTCCGTTGCCAGGTGGCTTTAAAAAGGATGGAAGTGCAAGTTACTTGCAACCATTGAAGAGACAAAAGCCAGAGCCAATGACACAACACGGCTTTATGACTTATCTACCAACTGTACAGTTTGGCCCCGGAATGACCAGTGCTACAGAAATACGCGGCAAGTGGCCTGGAATGTCGCCAGAAGAAAAAGAAGACCTTATTGTTAACCTGTATCCAATGAACAGTAAGCCAATGATCAGCAAGGCAGTTGAAATATTCAATAACGTACTAGCAGAAGAAAAAGAACAAATTACAATGCCAATGGGATCAATTAAAAAAGCAATAGAAGAAGCAGATAAAAAATGTGGTCCAGGAGAATACTATTGCAGAATGAGTAAAAAGTGCAAGCCGATTCCTAAAGGTTATCATGTGATGCCAGATGGCAAACTAATGAAAGATTCAGAACACAAAGTAAAAGAAACACGTATCATCAACAAAGGCGATGAAGTTGCAATACTACCAGCAGGCGGTATGGGTTCACACAGTGAAGAAAGTTTGAAAAGCAATTTGGGCGACAAACTGCGTACACTTGCTGACATGCTTGAAGACGAGAACTATGACAACCTCGAGTATGTGATTTACAAATCAGGTGCTATGGAATCACTTGTTGGAGCACTAAGACAGTATCAAAGTTTTAAAAACAAACGTGGCGCTCGTCCAATTAAAAAAGACGTTGAGATTGATATAAGCAACGAATCAGGATTTTCAAAAGAGTTACCAACCATTGACCAAGAGATGGACAGTTACTTTAACAGTAGAAAGACAGAGACAGAAGATTACTTGCCAGAAGATGAAACACTACAAGAGTATGTGTTCCAAAGTCGTCCACTTAGAGTATTAGACAACATAGCAAGTCGCAATGATGTTGCAAAGTTTCCAATCAAATTTGATGATGGAACTACTGTAGAAGTTTCGCCAAAGATGGCAAAAAAGTTTATGAGTATCTACACTATGAAAGACACGGAGACACAAAAGCTAATTGATAAGAAAATAAGCCGTAAAGAAGTTTTTGTTAAAACATTTAACGAACTTATGAAGGGCGGACGTTCGACAGGACTAACAGTCGGCGATATCAGATAAATCTACACCACTGTAAATAAATCATTAAATACGTATATAACTATACACATGAGGAACCTATGGCTGATGAAACTAAAACAACTGGTGAAATAGTAAGTGACATGAATGCACATGCCATTGATCCGGCAGAAGATCCAAACAAAGTTCAGGTAAACATTGATGAGTTGAAAAAGACAAAGGTACATATTTGTATGCCTTGTTATGGTGGTATGTTAACTGAATCGACATTTATGAGTTTTGTACGTTGGGGTAATACTGCACGACAACTTGGTATTGATTTTACAGTTGAAACATTAACTAACGAAAGTCTTATATCACGTGCAAGGAATACTCTAGTTGCTAAGTTTTTGGCCAACAAGGAATCAACACACCTTATGTTTATAGACAGTGATATAGGTTGGGAGCCGTGGCATCTGTTATTGTTATTACATGCCGATAAAGATGTTATAGGGGGAATGTACCCACTGAAAGGTTTGCCTATCAAATGGTGTATTAATGCAGTAGAAAACGGTGAACAAGAAGACTTAGGTAGACTGATCGAAGTTTCAAAAACTGGCACAGGCTTTATGTGTATAAAACGTCATGTGTTTGAAAAACTAGTTGAACATCCAGCCACTGTTCCTTTTGTAAATGACATTGGGTTACCTGAAGAACTAAACAAAGACATGCGTACATTTTTTGATACTGATGTACGTGAAGGTCGATACTATAGTGAAGACTGGACATTCTGTGAAAACTGGAGAGACCTAGGTGGTAAAGTATGGGTAGACAAACGCATACTGTTAAAGCACACAGGTTCATATACATATGATGCTATAGGGCAGGATGCAACATATAGAGCACTACATGAAGAACTTAAAGACCATGCTCCTGTACAAGTTGATCCTGATCTCGGAAAGATAGAAACTGGTATGCCTGAGCAACAGGCTAGCCTTCCTCCCGAAAGACGTAGTGCAAAAGTACTTGCCAAGACCACAGGCAAGAAGAAAAAGAAAGCAAGTTAACAGTGAGACTATTTACATTTGGATGTAGTTTTACTAATTATCATTATCCGACATGGGCTGACATTCTTGGCAAACAATATGAATATTACGAAAATTGGGGCCAAGGAGGACAAGGTAACGAGTTTATTTTTAACTCGTTAAACGAATGCCATGTGAAAAATAATATCACATCAGATGATACTGTCATTATCATGTGGGCAATCATTTACAGAAACGATCTTTACCGAGATAATGAATGGTTGTCCGGCCCAAAATATCAGTTTGATGAAGCAGACGATCCAAGAGGAACTTTTATAAAAAATATTGCATTCATAAATGCAGTAAAGATTATGCTAGAATCTTTTGGATGTAAGTATTATTTCTTATCACTGGTACCGGTTGATATTGATTTATTAGACCTAAATCAAAGTAAATCTACTGACTTAAAGGACAATATAAGCGATATAAAAAATTGTTACAAACAATGTCTCGATGTGATACGGCCTAGCGTATACGAGATCATATTTAATTACGATTGGAATAGTAGAAAATTTGCTCCAAAAAACTATAGTACCACAAAAAATAGAATTGATTTTCATTCATCAACTGCAGAACACTTAGAATATTTAGATGCAGTATTGCCTGAAATACAAATTGATAATAGCACTAGAAACTGGGTACAACAAGTGCAAGAACATCTTATTCAAGATCCAAAAGGTGAAGATCCTTTTGACTTATCTCGATACCGGCCATGGGTAAGAACCTTTGTCAAAGATGACCCACCGTTGTGGGAAATGAAACCAATAAACAGATTATAGTGACCATAAATACGCTGTTATGAAAGCAACCTGGTTTGAAAACAAAGAATTAATTACCCTGTACACAGACCCTGCGTACTTTGGCGCAGACGTACCTGACAGTTATCAAAAACGTCCTAGCAAACCTGTGAGTGTGGATAGTCTGTTTGGCTACGAGCCTGCAAGTAAGATGGACGACATACATCACAAAGATAGTATGCTTAAAATTGCACTGCAAATGAAAGCAGGAACTTGGAATGGTCCGCCTATTGTTGTACGCAAAGATCCAAAAGGATATCAAGTCTTAGACGGACATCATAGAATGCATGCCGCTCGTAAAGCAGGCATAGACACACTTGATGCAGTGATAGTAGATAGAGAAGACATCAAATACTCAGATGAAGTCAAAGAACAACAAGCAAACGAAAGTTATAGTGCCAACGAGATTGATGCCCTTTATGCAGAATGGGATCATGAATACCCTGTAGAATATGCAGAATTTTTAGGTAAAACATTTGGTTCGCCAGACGAACTAACTAAAGAACAAGCAGTTTGGCATAACAAAGACGGATTCAAAAGAATTGTTGTAAGAGATGAATACATATTGCATGGCTCACCAGCACCACACTATGACTTTGTGTACTGTTATATTGACTTAGAAGTGCCAGAAGAACTTAGTGATGAACTTGCAGAATGTTCGGGTAGTATATTAATCGACCATCTAAAAAATACAGTTGGTGCTAGATGCGGAAGTTTAACTGCAAACGCAACAACA